GATAAGCACAGTGGCTGGCACTAGCGCAGGTCAATTATCGGGTGCACGTATTGACGATATATTAGATCAAATCTCATGGCCAACATCCCAGCGTGATATTGATGCAGGTCTTACTACATTACAGGCAGATCCAGGTACTAACCGCACAGCACTACAAGCTCTATTTACAGTAGCCAATTCTGAGTATGGCGCTATCTATGTCAGTGCTGATAATAACTTCGTATTCCAAGATAGAGGTGTAACGGCTGGATCTATTGGTGGCACACCCACAGTGTTTGCAGATGATGGATCTGGTATATCTTACTTTGATGCAACCTGGATATTAAATGACGTATTAGTATTTAATAAAGCCACTATTACTAGAGCTGGTGGTAGCCCACAGGTAGCCCTAAATCAAGCAAGCATAGATAAATACTTTCTTCATAGTTACTTCTTAGATAACCTATTAATGGAATCAGATGCCGTAGCTTTAGATTATGCCCAGGCTTATGTGGCCTCTAGGCAAGAAACCACCATACGGGTAGATGCAATAGTTTTAGACCTATACACGCCTAGTTACAATTCAGGCATAGTAGCCGCCTTAGACCTGGACTTCTTTGATCCAATCACAGTTAAGACCACCCAGCCAGGCGGATCAACCTTAGAAAAAACTTTACAGATTTTTGGGGTAAGGATGAATATAACCCCGAATAGTTGGAAAACCACCTTCACAACGCTAGAACCAGTGATAGATGGGTTTATAATAGGCAACGTAGATTACGGGGTCTTAGGACAAAACGTTTTATCTTATTAAGGAGTAGAAATGCCAACAGGTTTACCAGCCGCAACAGGTGATGTATTAACAGCTGCTAGTTACAATTCGCTAGTTGCCTTTACAGTAGGTACTGCCAACACTGCAGATTACACAGCTGTATTAGCAGATCAGTACCAAGTGTTAGAAGTTATGAATAAGGCAACTGCTATTGCATTTAATATCCCTACAGATGCTTCAGTAGCATTTCCAGTAGGTACTGCAATTACAGTATTAAATATTGGCGTAGGTTTATGCACAATTAGCGCAGTAACACCAGGTACTACTACAGTGTTAAGTGCTGGCGCAGTTGCAGCATCTCCAACCCTTGCGCAATACAAGACAGCCGTTTGCATTAAGACAGCTGCTAATACATGGTATGTGGTAGGCGGAATTGCTTAATACAATCCTTGGTAGTTTTAGTAGTGGTGTAGCACCTCTTGGTACTTACGATTCCATTGCTACTGTAACTGTTGGCTCAGGTGGTGCAACAGATGTAACTTTCAGTGCAATACCTGCTACCTATACGCATTTACAAATAAGGGGTATAGGTCGTGGAACAGATGCAAGCAAAGATGTTAATATCTATTTTCAATTTAATGGTGATACTGCCACTAATTATAGTGCTCATGGCTTATATGGAACTGGTGCTGTCGCATCCGCTTTTGGAAGCGCAAACTCATCAGACCCAATTGCATTTAGAACTTCAAGCGGAAATAGTACTTCAGGAACTTTTGGTGTAGGTGTAATGGATATTCTTGATTATGCTAACACTAATAAGTTTAAAACAATTCGTTCTTTAACAGGACACGATGAAAATGGAACTGATGGTAGTGTATGGTTATTTTCTGCCAATTGGCGTTCAACTTCCGCAATAACAAGTATTAAATTATATGGCACTGGTTACAACCTTGCCCAGTTTTCCCAATTCGCCCTATACGGAATTAAGGGGTCGTAATGACAACTACATACGAAAAAATAGCAACAACTACTTTAAGTGTTGCATCCGATTCATGTATTTTTACTTCTATTAGCGGTTCATATACTGATTTGATTTTAATTTCTGCACCAAAAACTCAAGGAAATAGTTATTCATTTAATATAGTATTGAATGGCGATACTGCAACTAATTATTCTTATACGAGATTGTTTGGAGATGTTTCTGCCGCATACTCTGATAGAGGAAGTAGTACGGCAAATAGTTTAGGTAGTTGGGGCGTTGCTTCAAGCACGGGAATTGTGCAACCAATCATTACACAAATACAAAATTATTCAAATACTACGACTCATAAAACATTTTTAACAAGAATAAACTCTCCTGCACCTGATAACTATGTAGGTGCAGTAGTTAGCCTTTGGCGTTCAACTTCCGCTATTACATCTGTTGAGTTTAAAACAAGCGGAAGCATAGGCGTAGGCTCAGTATTCACACTTTACGGAATTAAGGCGGAATAATGGCAACTGCATATACTTTAATTTCATCTGTAACTGTTGGCTCAGGTGGTGCGGCTAATATAGAGTTCACTTCTATACCTTCTACATATACAGATTTGTTAATAAAAACAAGTATTAGAAATGCTAGCGATACCCCAAGTTGTTGGTTGCGATTTAATAGTGCAACTACAAACTTTAGTGATCGTTGGGTTTATGGTACTGGATCAGGTGCATTAAGCACAAGCAACAGTAATATAGATTTTCTTATCAATCGTTCATCTAATACCGCAAACATTTTTGGTAATACTGAAATATACATACCAAATTATAGAAGTTCTAATAATAAAAGCGTAAGTATTGATACTGTAGCAGAAGATAACGCAACTTTAGCCTACACTTTATTATCTGCAGGGCTTTGGTCAAATACTGCCGCTATTACATCTATACAAATCTTAGCAAGTACAGGAAATATAGCGCAGTACAGCACGGCTTATCTATATGGAATATCTAACGCATAAGGAGAAATGAAATGACTAACAAAATCGTAGTAGATTCTCCAACAGGTGAGGTGCAAGAGATTGCATTAACAGCCGAAGAAATTGCAGAGCGTGAGGCTATGGCTGCTGAGTACGCAGCACAGAAGGCACAAGAAGAAGCTGATAAAACTGCTAAGGCAGAAGCCAAAGCTGCATTGTTAGACAAGCTAGGCATCACAGCCGAAGAAGCACAATTACTTCTAAGTTAATGAAACCAAGATTATGCGCAGCTGGGGTGCAGTTAAGGGATCAGGTTGATACCTGGTATCCAGATCGCCGCACTACCAGTGATGGGTGGATTGGTGATGCTCGTCATTCCGCCACCAGATCGGATCATAATCCAGACGAATCTGGGATCGTCCGAGCCATTGATATTGATAGTCGTTTGGATTCATCCGAGCAGCTCTCGATATATCTGGCTGACCAGATCAGGGTCTGTGCTAAAACCGATAAGCGCATATCTTACGTAATACATAATGGCTTTATTGCATCAAGAAGGTTTGGATTTAAGTGGCGCAGATACCGGGGTATTAACCCACATAAGAAACACATACACATTAGCTTTACAAAGTTAGGCGATAAAGATTCTAAGCCGTTCGATATACCACTACTAGGGGGAAAAATATGAAGATAACCAAGAAGCAAAAAGCAATACTAAAATCTTACGCACGTGGGGTATTAGTATCTTTCTTAACATTTTTGGCTAGTAATGAATTAGGTTTAGATCCAGCACTGTCTGTAGTAGTTGCAGCATTAGCTGGTCCAGCAGCTAGGGCTTTAGATAAATCCGATACAGCTTATGGTGTCGGTGCTAATGAAAAATGAGTCCAACGGAATGGGCTGGCTTTGGCGCTGGCGTTATGGCCGTGCTATCAGGCGTGCTAATAGGATTACGTTTTCTCGTTAAAGGTTGGCTAAATGAGTTACGACCTAATGGTGGCTCTAGCATGAAAGATCAATTAACTAGATTAGAACAGCGTGTTGATGATCTGTTTACTATCATAAGTAAGCGATAATTTCAATATGGCTACTAAACGCAAACCAAAGAAGATGGTGCGTAAGCGCAGGACTACTAAAGAGCCTGTCTTAACTAAGTTAGATTACTGGGCTATTGCAGCCAATGAGGTATATAAGGCTTGCCGTAAAAATGGCATGGATGAGTCTACAGCTTTGGCCTTTGCTATGGATCGTACAAGTTATCCAGATTGGATAGTCGATACTACAGATCCAATAAAAAATCCCTTAGATGATTATGAGGAAGACGATTAAAAAAATTGCGTTCGTTTCAGATCTGCAAGTTCCTTTTTTTAATGAAGCAAGTGTCAAATCAGTAGGCCGTTTCCTGGCTAAATGGAATCCACATAGGACTATCTGCATTGGTGATGAAATTGATCTACCACAGCTAGGTGGTTTTAATGCTGGCACCATTGATGAGATGGTTGGCAACATAAATGACGATAGAAAACAAACACAAGAAGTCCTAACATACTTAGGCGTAACAGATGTATTGGGAAGCAATCATGGAATCAGACTTTACCGATCAATCAAAAAACGACTACCATCATTCCTCAACTTACCCGAAATGCAGTATGAGCGTTTTATGGGATATGACAAGCTTGGAATCAAGTTCAGTCCTTTCGGGCTTGACT